AAAACTGCCTACGATTTAGCAGCTGCTGCATCTCCAAAATTATTGTCATTCAACGCACAAACTGGAACAACTTACACTTTGGTTTCAAGCGATGCTGACAAGCTAGTTACAACATCAAATGCATCAGCGATAACAGTGACAATCCCGCCATCAGTTTTTTCTGCTGGACAAGTCATTAATCTTCAATCAATCGGAGTTGGTTTAACGACTTTTGCAGCTGGATCAGGTGTGACTATTACTTCAACAGGTGCATCTTCAGCTGCTCCAGTATTACGCGCACGCTATTCAGCTTGCGTAGTCATCTGCACAGCTTCAAACGTCTTTACCGTGATTGGTGATATTTCGTAATGCCATCACTCATCGGAGCAATAGCAAGTAGCAGACTGAGAACATATTTCTATGAAGTCTTGGTCGTCGCAGGCGGTGGCGGTGGTTCAGCAGCGGGTGGATCACTAGCAGGTGGCGGTGGTGGAGCTGGTGGAGTCTGCTATCAATCTGCACGACTTCTTACTAAAGGCGTCTCATACACAGTCACAATCGGTGCAGGTGGAGCAGGTGGAGCCACAGGTTCGGTTCAAGGTGCTGATGGTACAAACTCAGTTTTCGACACAATCACAGCTAACAAAGGTGGTGGTGGTGGTAACGGTAATGGCGATGCAACTACATCAACTGGTCGCACGGGTGGTTCGGGCGGTGGTGGTGGAAACATCAGCACAGGTGGAACGGCAACTGGTGGAACTGCTAATCAAGGAACATCAGGTGGTGCGACTGGTTACGGTAACAACGGCGGCACTGGCCTTCATACTCCAGGAAGTGGCGTTGCAGGCGGCGGTGGTGGTGGTTCAGGTGCAGTCGGTGGAAGTGCAAACGTGAATTTCGCAGGCGGTAATGGTGGAAATGGGCTTTCTACTTGGTCGGCTTGGGGTGCAGCTACATCAACAGGTCAAAACGTATCTGGAACTTATTACTATGCAGGCGGCGGTGGTGGTTGCGGTGGTAATGGCGCAAACCCAACTGGTGGATATGGCGGCGGCGCAAACGGTGGTCGAACAGGTGTGGGAACTCAAGCACCAAATGCAACTGCAAACACAGGTGGCGGTGGTGGTGGTGGCCCAGTTTATACGGGTCAAGGCGGCTCAGGAATTGTCTTGATTCGATATGCAGACACACTTCCAGCAGCAACATCTACAACAGGATCACCAACAACATTGACTAGCGGTGGCTATCGCTACTACTACTGGACTGGAAGCGGGAGCATCACATTCTAATGGCACACTTTGCAGAAATTGATGAAAACAATATCGTCACCAGAGTCTTGGTTGTTCATAACGATGACGAACATAGAGGTGCAGATTTTTTAGCCAATGATCTTGGTCTTGGTGGCACATGGATTCAAACCTCTTACAATGGAAACATGCGCAAAAACTATGCTGGCGTGGGTTATCTATACGATGCAACTCGCGATGCTTTCATTGCTCCAGAGCCAGAAGGCCACATCGGATTTGATGAAGAGACGTGCAGATGGATCATGCCCGATGTTGAAATCACAGAATGATTGGATAGCGTCAAAAGACGCAGCTGAGATTCACATCGTCAGCGTTCCTATTGAAGGCACAAAAATCAAGGTGCGATGCGCAAAAGCCGTTGCACCCTTATTTGCTGGATTATGTAAAGAATTCCACGAATTGATTGAACCCATTGATGAGGGTCGTCTTGATGACTGGGGCTATTGCTTTAGGATGATACGTGGGAGCACTGACAATTTGAGCAATCACTCATCTGGCACTGCCGTGGATCTAAATGCCACAAAACATCCACTGGGCAAAGTAGGGACATTCCCAAGCGAGAAAGTCCCGATGATACGAGCGTTAGCTAAGAAATACGGAATGATTTGGGGTGGAGATTTTCGTCATCGTAAAGATGAGATGCACTTTGAAATCGCCGTGACGCCTGCGAAAGCCGCTGCGTTAATCGGGAGCTTAGGAATAGGAGACTGATTATGGATCAAGCAAAAGCAATGCTGGCATCATGGGCTAGAAGCTCTGTCGCTGGTGCGTTAGCCGTCTATATGACTGGCAATACTCAACCAAAAGATTTAGCGATGGGAATGGTTGCTGGACTCGTTCCAGTGCTGGCACGTTGGGCTAATCCGAATGATGTAGCTTTCGGTAACAAGAAGTGAGCGTCGGCGAATGGACGGCAGTCGGTGGGCTTGCTATTGCGGTGCTGACTGCCATCTATTCGTCAATGCGATTCATGGTGAAGTCGATCATGAGGGAACTAACTCCCAATGGTGGCAACAGCTTGAAGGATCAAGTCAGTCGGATAGAGCAAAGGCTTGACCAGTTGATGTTGGAAATAGCCCTTAAAAAATAACTACTTAATCTTCATGAAAGCGTTCAGGACATTCTGTGAATCAACAGATCGTGCGGTTCTCAGATTGATTGTGTCTGGAACTGATGATGGGGCTTGAAGCCAGTGTTTATTCTCATCCCATAGTTGCAGAGCTGTCGCAGCTGCATCAGCAAAAATCTTGATGTCACGGCCACGGATTCGAAGGATAAACTCAACAGCTTCACGATTGAAGCCGTCGCTCAATCCCCCGTTGCTGACAATCATCAGATCACCTGGGTTTGGGATGTCGTCTCGCTGACCATAGCCGAAACACTCCAGCTTGCCGTCGGTGCGTGAAACGCTGGTCACTTCAATCATGCCAGTGGGTTGCATTCTTGGTGCGGGCATCGAAATTCCCTTCAGTTGTACCGCGTGTCGATTCTTGACGAGTGCTAACTCTCATTACTATCCTTTGAGTGTTAGCACTCATGTGTGAACTAAATCACGTCGGTATCGGGAGAGCAATACCTGTAATTGCAAAATGTAACTTATCGGCGAATAAGCCTTTTAGTTACATTATGTAAAGTAAGAAGCGTGTGGGTCTGCTCATTACTTAACATAATTACATCTATGTAACTCCCGAAACCCGACCATAACATATCGGGAGAGAAAACATGACTACATCGGAAGTTGGACTGTTCGTTTTTATGGCAATCGCTTGCATTCTATGGGCGATTTGCAGCTACTCAGTTGGATACAAAGAAGGCCATCGTGATGGCTACAACCGCGGGAAAACTATTGGACGCCATGCATCATCTAAGGCGGTGCGCTAATGGGGTTCCTAGATAATTACGAAGCTTCCCGCGAACGTCTAGAACGCTGGATTTCAACATATCCAACAGGACGTATTGAAACCAAGATCATCGAATTCAGTGCCGAAAAGGGTTACGTTCTAGTAGAGGCTCAGGCATTTCGACATGAAGATGATTTACTACCAGCAGGCGTTGATTTTGCTTATGGCTATCAAGGCGCTTATGTCCAAAATATGAAACGCTGGTTCGTTGAAGACACAGTGACCTCAGCAATCATGAGAGTCCAGCAGCTTGTCATGGGCGGGGCTGAACGAACAGTGCGCGAGACTATGGCCGCCATTGAAGCAATGCCAGCAAAGGTTGCTAACTCTGACCACTCCCCTGATTACTGGAACACTAAATTCGGAGACGTTCCATCATATAAAACACGCGAAGAAGCTGAAGCTGCTGGAATCGGCACAATAGGCGGAGCCATTGAAACCATTACTGCTCAGCTTGGTGGAGAGATGCTCAAAGAAGCTCCACAGTGCAAGCATGGTCATCGTGTATGGCGTGAAGGCGTCAGCGCTAAAACTGGCAAAGCTTGGGGCAATTACAGCTGTGTAGAGCGCAAGCCTAATCAATGCGACCCGTTCTGGTATGTGTTCACATCTGATGGAACATGGAAGCCACAGATATGAGCGACTTCATGGAGATCATCAATCCACGCACCATGACATGCAAGCTCATGGAAAATGGCGTCGTCGTTGAGGAATACAAAGTCGAGCAATGCGATAAGTGTTCAAGCCTTGTTCGCTTCGATGCATTTGGATTCCAAAAAGGCTATGGCAATGAGAAAATAATCTGGTTCTGTCTGGGTTGCCGATGATAATGGTGCGACTCTCACGTGAAGATGAAATCGTGGCACACACGACTGGTCTGGCCAGAGAATCACGCTATGGATCTAATCCCAAATTTAACGGTAACAAAGGCAACTTCCACAACGCAGTAGTCGTCCACTCTGAAGCCGTAGGAGCTGAAATGGCGGTAGCACGCTACTTCGGTGTTGATGACTTCATCCCTACGGTGAACACGTTTAAGAATGAGCCAGATGTCTATTGGAACGGCATTGCAATAGAGGTCAAACAAACATCACACAAACGTGGACATCTCATCATCACAGAAGATGATCGTGACACCGACATCGCCATCTTGGTAACAGGTGACTCCCCTACGTACTACATCATGGGCTGGATACCAGTTGGCGTTGCTAAACGTCCACGCTTTGCATCAGCTCAGGGCGGATTCTGGGTAAGCCAGATAAACCTGCAACCCATTGAGAATTTAAGGAAGTCCATTCATGCTAATACTTGAATTCGATTGCTCTATCTGTGCAAAGCTCTATGGCAAAGCAAAGCAACGTCATGGCATACGCAAAACATCCGAACTGAGCATGGATGAATGGTTCGCCACGTGTCTGGGATGTGGAGCCTTAGGCATCAAGCTTGTCGATGATGAGCGTGTCGATGGGCTATCTCTATGAGTTGGCGTGTCGTTACACACTCCCCTATTGACAAGGGGGTGTACGCTGGCGCATACATTTCGGACACAGAGAAGTCTCTTAAAACAAGAGAGAATCACTCAAATCAAAATGATAAAGCGATAAAGATAAAACGCTTCATC